TTTTGGGATGGTGGTTTACACTGTATCACAAGCGACATCCACAGAGATGGTGAACAAAAAGATTATTTCCCAACTAGAGAAATGGATTAATAATATTCTTGATGCTCCCAATAGTAAGTTTGGGAATCTACCACCATGCCCATACGCTAGGCAGGCATGGTTAGATGGTAATGTCAGTGTAAAAATGTGGGAAGATGCCAAATCATTTGAAGCAGACGAATGGGATAAACAAGTTCACATATATGTCTTTGATGACATGATGGATCCTCACACCCTTTCAGAGTTGGCATGTGAGTATAACAATAAGTATCCTGAGTTTTTATTTTTAGAAGAACATCCCGAACTTGTAGAGGATGTAGACGGATTTATATGTAATGAGGGTGAACTCATACTATTGATAGTGCAGGGTAGAAAACATTTGGAAGATGCAAGAGAAGTTTTGAAGAAGACTAACTACTATGATAAGTGGACACCAGAAATGAAGGAAAGGATCATTGACCGTTAGAACAGTAAAGTGGTTCAGTGCCACAGTGATACTCACAGCGATGGTATTTCATGTGTTAGGATTGACACCATGGAATAGTATGCTACAATTAGTAGGAGCTGCCGGTTGGACATACGTTGGTATCAGGTGGAGAGAAAGAGCAATTGTCATGAACTTCCTCCCACAATTTTTTATCATAATCCCCGGTCTCATATACATGTTACTAAAATCATGACTAAACCTTACGACGATTCCAATTGGAGACAAGAGTACAAAGGTTACGTAAGTGACAAATTCAAACTCAAACTATTAGAAGAAGGACCTCATAGTTTGGCACAGGCATGGTTGTTAGGAGCAATGTATTCTGAGTGGAAAAAGGTCAAAGGATACGATAAGTTCGATCCCAAACCAAACGAAGGTCAGAATCAATCCAGTTTACGAGAATTTTTTGAAAGACATAAGGATCAAGGTATATGATTTTTCATTCAATTGATTTTGAATTATCTGATGATGACAAAAATTACATCAGGGACACATACAAAACCGACAGATTTACTCGAAAGAGATATAAGAAATCTCTTGGACATGAAGTGTCCGAATACTACACAGGTTATCATCATGCCCCTACGTCAATCAACAGAACTGGTAAACCAGTTGAGAAATTCTTAGATACAAGATTGTTACAAATTTACAGTCCTGTCATCAAAAGAGAACTCAAAAGACAAAGGTTGTTTGAAGCAGACAGAAAAGGTATCTATTCATATCAGCATATCTGGGCACAGATATATACAAAACAACTTGGTAAGGGTATTGCTGCTCATCATCATTACCCTGATCGAGCGAATCTATTTTCATGGATTCACTTTGTTGATGTTCCTGATGAACAGTGTTTGTACTGGGAAATGGATGGTGGTGAAAAGGTTTATCCACCCATTCAATCATCAGGAAAAATTATATTCTTTGTTCCTTGGGTATGGCATGGAGTAGATCCTGTACATTCTCAAGAGGAAAGAATAGTAGTAGCAGGAAACGTAATGAGACTGAAATGAAAGCAGTTATCTGGTCAAAAGAAAATTGTCAGTGGTGTGAGAGGGTTAGACAACTCTTTGCTGCCACTGACATAGATGTCACAGAATACAAACTTGACATAGACTTCACTCGTGAGCAATTCATAGGTGAGTTTGAGGAAGGTGCTACCTTTCCACAAGTCCAACTTGATAAAAAATACATAGGCGGATGCAAAGAGACATTGAAGTTTCTCCAAGAGAAGAAATTGATCTAGGGGAAATAAATAAGGGTGTAGAACTCTTGATGCGGAGAGAAACTAATCATCTTCTCACTGAAAACCTTACTAGGAGAAAAAAAATGGAAGCAGCACTAATAACAATCGGTGTATTCACAGGCATTCTCACCCTTAGTGTCGGGGTTATTTTGGGGTATATTCTCCGCACATATATACAAGACAACAATCGTCAAGCATACACATACCACCCAGAGATGTTTGATGAGAATGGAAATTTAGTCCCTGATGAAATCATTTCTTTTAGGTTTCCAGAAGGGGATGAATCAACCGAACTTGAAGATTAATTATGGCAAAACTACCTGACAATCCTTTAGTATCTGAATTGTTCAAAGCAGTTCATGGAAAAAAAGATAAGAAAGGAAAGATTGAATTATTATCGCAGTACAAACGTGATGATGTCAAAGCATTACTGATATGGAACTTTGACAAAGAGATCAGGAGTGCTCTCCCAGAGGGAGAAGTACCTTATAAAAAAAATGAAGCACCTATCAACTCTGGAGGACACACACGCCTTGTCCATGAGTGGAGAACCCTCTACAACTATATCAGAGGTGGTAATGACAAGTTATCTCAAATGAAAAGAGAGACTATGTTTGTTCAACTTCTTGAAGGACTTCATGAATCAGAAGCAGAACTGCTAATGCTTGTCAAAGACAAACAATTACAATCAAAGTATAGGATTACTAGAGCAGTGGTGGAAGATGTATTCAAAGATATAGTTTGGAGGGATGCATGACGATCAAAGTGCTTCATGAGAAGTGTGATCCGAAAGCAGCAGATAATCCTAAATTACCTTACAATGCATACTTGATTGAGTATCTTGAGGGTGATAAAACTTTTTTTGATGTTGCTATAGGTGACAAAGCAGTTGATATATTCGATTACTATTATGATAAGAGTAGTAAGTTTGTCAACATGAAACAATCAGGAGGTCTTGTAAATCCAAAACAATGGATTGATCCTTCTATACCACAACCACCCAAGAAAAAAGGAAAAAGGTAACGATTGTTACAGTTTGTTAGCATATGCTTGCATAAATAATGGCACAGGTATATAATACCTATACGTTCATCCCGTCAGGGACGCAAGTAAGTCAGACTCGGAACGGATCGTTCATCCTCATGTAGGACGCACAGTTGACCGAAGGAACGGGGCAAAAATCCCAACTACTAAGGAAAAACAAATGGCAAAAGTCACTTATCGTGGTGTCGATTACGACACTGAAGAGTACAAAGCAATGATTCTCGAAGAGGATCAAAAGCGTCAGAGACACGAACTAATGTATCGTGGTCTTCATGTACAAAAAAGGGTTGGTATGTCCTAGAGTTGCTAGAGAGTAAAAATACCTATATAATATTATAGTAAGTATTTTTACCCATATATGAAATCACAATTGTTCTTTCAACTATGTTTTCTAGCATTAATTTTCTCTAGTATCGCTTATCTTCCAAGATTTGCATACGCATAGCAACATACTAAATACATTTTTCTTGGGGTGCTTGACACCCCTTTTTTATCTCTTATAATATATGAATACAATAAAAAAAACTATCAAACTAATCAAAGAGGCACTAAAACACAGACACCTTTATTCAAAAACTGAAGTATACTATATGAAGAACGCTTTGAAAGAAGCGAAACAAAAACTAAAAACTTCAAAGTCTGTAAAGTCACTAAAGAAAAATGAAAGTACAACTAATAACGGTAACTCCTGACTCTGAGAAGAACATGGCATTCGTTGCCAGAGTATCAAATCCTAACAATCAGGACAACGAAAACTTTTCTGGACTACTAAAGTATTGTATCAAGCATCAGCATTGGTCTGTATTTGAACAAGCACACATGACCCTTGAGATAGAAACTACTCGTGCCATCGCTGCACAAATTCTAAGGCATCGTAGTTTTACATTTCAAGAATTTTCTCAAAGATATGCTCAAAGCAATCAACTAGGGAAGATAGTCTTGCCAGAACTTAGACGACAAGATACAAAAAATAGACAAAATAGTATAGATGATCTTGATAAAGACGTTGTTGATAAACTCAACCGTCAAATGATCACTCTTTTCAGTTCTGCTGAATCACTGTACAATCAAATGATTGAGGAGGGAGTTGCTAAAGAATGTGCAAGGATGGTTTTACCATTGTGTACTCCAACTCGAATATATATGACAGGATCAGTAAGATCTTGGATACATTACATCAATCTTCGATCAGCACATGGCACTCAAAAGGAGCACATGGAAATTGCAGAGGCGTGTAAGGTTGTATTCAAAGAACAATTCCCTGTAGTATCAGAAGCACTTGAATGGTAGATTTATTTCTGGGTCCAAATCATGACGTAGAATTTATTAGAAATGACCCTGAGACTCATAGAGTGACACCACAAGAGATCGCTACCTTCATCATGCAAGATGAGATAGTGGCAGTATATAATGGTCGATCAGAGGCAGGACCGAGAGCACTTGGAAACAGGAGTATATTATATGACCCTAGAGATAATAATACGAAGGAGACGATAAACAAGGTAAAAAAGAGGGAGAAATTTAGACCCTTTGCTGCTGCTGTTATGCTAGAGCATGCAGATGATTGGTTTGACATGGATAGGTTGAAGAGATCACCAACAATGTCATACTGTGTAGACGCAAGAGAGGAAGTATATGATAAAATTCCGGGTGTGCTTCATGTAGATCACACATGTAGAGTGCAAACTGTTGAGAAGAACATACCACATTTATATGAAGTCATTGAAGAGTTCTATAGATATACAAAAGTACCTATGGTTTTGAATACATCATTCAATCTTGCAGGAGAACCATTAGTGGAGACACCTGACGATGCAATAGACTGCTTCAATAGATCTGATATACATGTCTTATGGTTTCCTCAAGTGAGAAGGATGTACAAAAAATCTTCATTAGGGGATTAGTATGCAGATTTTAGGTGTCAATCTTTCAAATAACGGTTCAGTATGTGTCCTCGATGAGGGTAAGATAGATTTATATCTTGAAGCAGAAAGACTTACGAGAAAGAAAAGAGATTACAAGGTCTCTAAATTGATAGATCTCGTGGTGCAATGGAAGACGGGATACATAGATCATATTGTTATCACAGATGCTTCATCACCTTTTGATAAGATGAAGAATTTGAGAAATTCTCAAGCGATAAAAAAACTAAAGAAAAAATTTCCTAATGCTATCTTGCATGATTATAGAGATAGGCATCACCTGACTCACGCTGCATGTGGTTTTTATAATTCTGGTTTCAATGAGGCAGTCACTATCATTGTAGACTCTAGCGGATCTAATTTTGATGAGGGTGATGAATGTGAAACCATATTACATATGAAAACAGGACGAAGATTTCATTGGAAGACATTACATAAAAGATATAATAAAGATGATGATTATGGTATTGGTTTACAATTCGATCTTGTATCTGAGAAGTGTAAGTGGGGAAGGGATGAGGCAGGAAAGGTCATGGGTCTTGCACCCTATGGATTTTATCAACCTAGTAATGGATTAGGGTATTTGCAATCATCAAATGAAAATGCTGCTGCCACTATACAAAAGGATTGGGAGGACAGAGCGATAAAATTAGTTGAGATGGCATCAAAGAAATGTAGTAACATTGTTTTAACAGGTGGATGTTTTCTAAATTGTGTGGTAAACTATAAACTATTGAAGGAATTTCCTGATTTGAATTTCTATGTGGACCCGATTGCTTTCGATGGAGGAACTGCTATCGGAGCAGCATATATACTTCACCACAATCCCAAAATAAAATCTTATTAACATGCCAACATATCCTGTAAAGAATTTGAAGACTGGAGAAACTAAAGAGATCTTGATGTCCATGAAAGAATATGATCAGTGGAGAAAGGACAACCCTGATTGGGATAAGGACTGGTCTCAGGGATCTGGTGGTGTTGTCAGTGGCACCGGAGATGTTTATAGTAGAACTGATGGTGGGTGGAATGAGGTTCTATCAAGAGTAGGGTCTACACCCGGATCAAATGTAAAACCACAGAAAACAGTACACTTCTAATGCCTGCTAGAAAAAAGAAAACTTCTACTATGGTTGGTGTCGGCATGACTGCCAAACAAATGAGAAGGAAGAAACCATACAACTCAGACATGATGATACCCGTTGAACCATTGACGGATAATCAAAGAAAATTGTTTGACTCATTAGGTGAGGGTAAAAATGTATACACTTACGGTGTAGCAGGGACAGGTAAAACATTTGTAGTCTTGTATCATGCTCTCAAGGAGGTTCTTGATCCTATAACACCATACAATAGACTTGTTATAGTAAGATCACTTGTCTCAACAAGAGAGATTGGTTTCCTACCCGGAGATCATGAGGATAAGTCATCTCTATATCAGATACCATACAAAAATATGGTCAAGTACATGTTTGAATTGCCTACAGACAATGATTTTGAAATGTTGTGGGGCAATTTGAAAACTCAAGAGAGTGTCAAGTTTTGGTCAACCAGTTTTGTCAGAGGCACAACACTCGATGACTGTATTATGATTGTTGATGAGTGTCAGAACTTGAATTTTCATGAGTTAGATAGTATAATAACAAGAGTAGGAGAGAACTGTAAGATCCACTTCTGTGGTGACGCTGCACAAACCGACTTAGTAAAAACAAATGAGAAGAATGGTATCCTTGACTTCATGAAAATACTTGCAGCAATGCCTGAGTTTGATTGTATTGAATTTGGTATTGAAGACATAGTAAGATCAGGTTTGGTCAAGAGTTATATTCTCAACAAACTGGCATTGAGTATTGATGTTTAAACATGTAGAGTGTGATCTTCCTGCACTATCAAGGAAGACTATCGATGGTGTTCGATATTATTCTGTTGATGATAGACCGATGGTGTCGATCACTTCTGTGACTTCCTATTGGAACAGAGAAATCTTCAAGAAATGGAGAGCAAGAGTCGGTGATGAGGAAGCAAACCGCATCACAAAGAAAGCAACCACTCGTGGCACTGCCACACATGAATTGATTGAGAAGTATTTGCTCAATGAAGAGGTTGTATTAGACAATCCAAGTAGTAAGATGCTTTTCACTCAAGCGAAGAAGGAGTTGAGAAACATAAATAACATTTACGCATTAGAGAAATCACTCTACAGTAAAGAGTTAGGGGTAGCAGGGACAGTTGATTGTATTGCAGAATACAAAGGGGAACTGGCAATCATTGACTTCAAAACTGCCGAGAAACCTAAACCTAGAGATTGGATAGAGAATTATTTTGTACAGGCAGCAGCGTACGCTTGTATGTTTTACGAAAGAACTAACATACCTGTCAAGAAACTTGTTATTCTTATGACATGTGCTAACGGGGAGGTGAAAGTTTATGAAGAGTATGATAAGATACAGTATATGAGAAAACTTGTTCAGTACATTCAATTATTTGTGGAGGAAAAACTAAATGAAATCCAAAAGTGAAGTCAAAGAGATGATCAAAAAGAACTTTCTCTGCTCAGAGAAGTTTGC